AATTCAGGCTTTATTGCTCATAAGGATTGGCTAAAAAAGGATAAATAGAATATGAAGAGCGAAAAGATACTAATAAGAGGTAAAGAATATTATATTAGCACGCAAAGTCTAAATGATCCGACTATTAAAAAACTCTTTGTATTCGAGGACCAGGATCTAAAGAAGATAGCTAAGGATTTTTCAGGAATGACTAGAATGATTAAAAGAGAAGATATAGAAGAGACCCTTAAAGAAGGTATTGGCGGAGCAGGCTATGCCGTCTGGGGCGGTGGAAGTGGAGGATACGGCAATCCTTCTATGGGAGGCAGAGTATATGGCAGAGGATTTGGATTTGGGCAGAGCTCTTCTAATAACGGAGGTCCTAATCTAATGTATACCTATAGCATTAAACCATTGGATCCTATTCTTCAACAACCAGCAACACCGCAGAATAATGATAAGTATATTCATCCGGGATCTGAGATAAGAGGAAAGGTATTAGGTAAAGATAAAGAGGTTCATGGAAAGATAATAGGAATAAAGGATGATGCTGATGGAAATATTCTATATTATATTGTTCAAGATTTTGATACTGCTCTTAAATTCCATGTGGATCCAACATCGATAAGACTCGTTACCCATGAGGAAAGACCGGATTCAGCTTTGGCAGATTTTGTTGGAGCAGTAGGAGAGGAATTCTATCCTAGATTCAGTAATTTTCTAAAGGAATCACAAAATAAAAAGGAGGCTTAAACCTCCTTTTTTTCTGGTATCATCCACGGAACTTCAAATTTATGGATTTTTATATCTAGTTTATTTACTTTAACGCTCTTATCAGGAACATTGAATAGCATTATAGCATCCTGACCTTCCTGCCAATTTTCCCACCTCTCAACGGCTTTATCAATAAGCTCTTTTTCAAAATAGTTTTTAGCACTCCAGTTTACAAGTTTCTTTCGTATATCTCTTCTAACCCAAGCCGCGTGACCCATTCGGATTACCTCATCTGGAAAGACATAAGTTCCTATATTATGAGGATTAAGAATTCTTCTTGTGGGATCTGTTGGGCCAGGAGCAGGACCATTATAAGTATAGGTGAAAAATGTAGAATGAATACCGGGAACAAGAGGTCTAAATGGATAGACTAGATAGTGATCAAAATCCCTATAGTAGTTTACGTAACTCCAATAAGTAATAGGCCAGCCTTTTTCATTTATCTGACTTTTGGCCTCTCTGAATTGATCATCATCATAGAATTCATCTGCATCGATATTCAATATATGGGAGCATCCTCTTTGACGAGCAATTTCTATTCCCATGTTTCTCTTATCACACTCCTGCTCCCTAGAATATTTTGCAAAATTTGGTTTAAACTCTATCAACTCATCTATAAGGCCTACCTCCTTAAGTCTTATAATCTCATCCATGTCTAATTTAGACATAGGGTTTTTCCAGTAACTCTTTTTTTGATATATTGCAGCTACCCAATCAACCTGATCCCTAATCTCAGTTATCAATTGAGATAATAACTCCGATGCGTCAAAAGCATTTATTGTAAGTCCTAATTTTTTTATTGCCATGTTAAATATTTTTAGCTTTTTTATTTTTATCCTTTTCTTCCAGCACGCCCAGAAGTAATTTATCAATTCGTTTTTTTGTTTCTCTACTACTTTTTCTTATACGATATATTTCAATTCTCATTTTTATTATCCAAACCCATCCTAGAGTTAATAAAATTAAAAATAAGATGGTAAAAATATGGCATTCTAATTCTCCCTCGATACCTAAATAGAAGCTTGGAAGATCATATGCAGATACATATAAGTCTTTAAAGAATTCCCATATTTCTTTCATTCATAAGCATTATTTTTTAAGTCCTGTAAATAATTCAGCCTTTAGAGGCGGATGGTATTCATAGCCTTCTAATTGAAAATCATCAATAGTTAGTGCTAATATATCATTCAAATCATTAAGCTCTTTATCTATCCGCATTTTGGGAAGTCCTAACGGAGATCTGGAAAGCTGTTCTTTTACGACAGGAATATGATCTACATATAAATGTGTATCCCCACCGATCCAAGTAGAAACTCCAGGAATCATATTAGAGACTTTAGCCATTATCATTAAAAGTATTGACATTGAAGCAATATTGAAAGGAACTCCTAGGAAAGTATCGCATGATCTCTGATACATGTTTAAATCTAGATAGAATTTAGGAACATTTTCTTCATCCAAGAATTCATTGTCAAAAAGATAATCAGGATCGAATCTATTTGTATGAATAGGTCCATGATTTCGATACCATTCGTTTCTTTCTTCTTTTGATAAAGGTCTTACAATGAATTGATAAAGCAAATGACATGGAGGTAGCGCCATATCCTTGAAGTCTGCTTTATTCCAACCGTCTATGATATGATAACGACTATATGGATTGTCTTTTAATCCATCTAGAACTTCTTTAACTTGGTCGACGCCGTTCTGGTTTCTCCATTGGTAGCCATAAACCTTGCCTAAATCACCTAATTGATAAGTACCAAAATTATAAAAGGGTAATTTTTCAAAGGATTTGATAGCATTGATAAATTCATCGATTGTTTTAAATTCTATTTCATTCTTATATTCTTCCATTTTTTTCAAATACCAGCGATACGCATCTCCATTCCAAATATTTACATTATTATCTACAAGATATTTGATATTAGTTTCTCCTCTTAAGAACCAGAGGAGCTCGTGGATAATCATTTTCCACGCCATCTTTTTTGTTGTCAAAAGGGGAAAGCCCTCTTGCAAGTCCATTCTAATTACACCATGAGAAATACCGATGGTATTAGGCATATTAGCCCGGCCACTTTCTTTTTCAACTCCATTATCTAAAATATTTTGGAGCAGATCTAAATATTGCTTCATTCAATAATAGTTTATAAATTATATGAAAAGATTGGTTAGAGGTTTTATCCCATTTCGAGAATACCCTTATTAGAACCAGTTCCCGAAAATTCAAATTTAAGCTGACCTTTTTTCATTGCATCAGTAATCTGCTGGCCTACTGCTAATCCAATTTGAGCGGCAATAACGTCCCATTTTGGCTCTCCTGCTTTTGTTGTAGTTGCAGATCCTCCTCCTGATGATGGTGATGCTGTAGGAGAGGATACTGCAGTTGATCCTGAATAGTTCTTTGATGAAGTTGATATCTCCAGAGATCCCTCAGAAATTCTTCTTAATATATCGGTTAATTTCTCTGCATCCAATTTTTCAATATTAACTGCTAGATCCCCTATACCATCTGCTAAATCCTGAATAGAAGCGGTCATCTTACTTAATCCATCCATAGATGAAGATAATTTACTCAACTGATTGATCATATCCTCATATTTCTGTAATGCCTGCTTTGCATCTTTTGTTGTTGTCTTTCCCTCTAATTTTGTAGCTAATGTATCTGAGAATGTTATTAGAGCATTTACAATATTACCAGCTACTTGCTCCATTGATATTTTTTTCGGTTTTCCCCCTTCCATTATTGGCTCCCCCTTTTCATCAAATAGAGGCATCATATTATCCGTTCCAAATTCCGCAAATACTTTTAATACTTCAGTAAATTGCATAACAGCTCCTAAAATACCATGTTTTCCTGTAAGAGCTTTAGCCATTCTCTGAACCCTTCTCTTTTGTCTACCAGATATACCTGCTTCTTCTCCGTCACCAAATTCCTCTTCCGATTTTCCGAATAATCTTTCCGTAAAATAAAGGAAGGATCCTATCATATTGTCAACAACTTTTTCGGCCGATACTTTCTTTCGAATTTCATTTCCGTTATCGTCGTAATCGATATAGCCAATCATATTATCTTCCCCAAATTCTGAATAGGTCTTTAGGGCATCAGCAAATTGGATAACAGCTGATAGAATACCTCTTCTTCCGGTAAGTGCTCTACCCATTTTTTTGATAGCAGCAGCTTTATCCTTTGTTAATCCATCAGTAGATTTTATTAGAGCTTCTAGAAATGTTGAAATAGAGTATGTAATATTATCAGCTACCTTAGTAACATTAACTTTTTCTCCGAATATTGGTTTTCCGTCTTTATCATAACCTTCTATGATTCTCATATTTTCTAATTCGGCAAATGCTGAAATAGCTTTTGCAAATTGAGAAAGAGCAAGAGACATAGACATCAGAACTGCAGTTCCAGCAAATAAAGTAGCACTATTTTTTATAAATTTTTTAATTCCGCCTTCCCCAACTGCTTTTCCTCCAGCTAATACAGAAATCCCACCTAAAAATCCTTCTAATGATCCTCCTATTAAATCAGTTAGAATCTGCCCTACATTATCCCCAGCTAAAGATTTTCCAGTAGCAACTAATTCTCCAATACTTTTAGCAAGGAGAATAAGAGCAGCAGATAATAGAATCATGGTAATGGCTCCGGTCATAACCAGACCTGCTACTACAGGGGTTCCAAGAAGAGCAAAAAGCCCAACAGCAGCAAGAGTAATAAGACCTATAACTCCTAGACCTCTCATTACAAATCTCTTATTATCATCCTTTTCCTCTTTAGTAGCTGAGGTAGGAGTCATTCCGGTCATAAGTAGCTTAGCTGTTGTTGCAAGAGCCAAAATTCCTATACTTAATACTATTAATCCAGCTGACATCCAAACAATACTCATAAATCCTTTGAATGTCATATTCTTCATAGCTCCCAGCATCAGGAACATAAGAGTCATTGCTGCAACTATGCCTACCATTATTAGTAATGATTTAAAAATTGATCCTCCAGATTCACTTCCCAATATTTTTGGGAGAAGAACTATGGTAATAGCAAAAGATAGTATTCCTAGAGATAGAGCGGCCATTCCGAGGCCTATATCTTTAATAACGTCTGTTCCCTTATCAACTACTTTCTTAGCAAGCCAAAGTATCCCAAACATCAAAAGAACACCCAAAACTAATCCGCCTAAGAATAGGAGAACATCTGTAGGTTTTGCTAATCCTAGAAGCATTCCAGTAAGAACTAATGATCCGGCTAAAGCAAGTATTCCTAATCCTAAATATGCAAATGATAAAGATATATCCTTAATAGGTTTAGCCACATCTTTAAGGGCTTTTCCCATTTTTTCAAATGTTTTTACAGCATTTTCTACTTTTCTCCTCTTTCTAGCTTCGCCAGATTCAGCCATAAATTCATATAGCTGATCCAAACTCCAAATAGCTCTTTCAACTTGCTTTGTCCTGATCTTTCCTAGATCACCAAGTCCTTCGGCAATCGATGGAAGAGAAGTGCCCATAAGACCTAAAGAATCTGTAATGGACTGCAATTTTTTGACATCCTTATCTTTTGATTTGGATGCAATTTCCATCATTCCTTTAAGAAAACTAAAAAAGGTTTTTGTTGATTTAGGGCCAACTCCAGCAAATGATTTAACAGCTCCTCCTAATTTTGTAGCGATGGATCCATCACCGGCTGCAGCCGGACCGGCAGTTGTAGTTGTTTTTCCAGCGCTTCTCTGATTTGCCTCAATTTTTCCTACAACTTGAAGGATCTGATATAATAGCTCGTTAGCATTTTGCATATATGTAGGGCAATTTTATTTATATATCCCAGCAATAAAAAAAGTGCTCGCGAGAGCACTTTATGATAGTTTAGGAACACTTAGCTTAGGCATAGCTAATTTTGGAGTTTTAAATCCTCCATAATTTGTATCACCTACTTTAGGAGCCTTAGGAGTTTTATGAGAAGTCTGCTGCTTTTTATATTCGTCTTCTTGTTTTTTGTATCTCTTATTCTCTTCCGTAATTTTTTCATCTAAATCCTGGAAGAGATATTCCATCATGTAGAATTCAGATTTATCTGTATCCTCTAAATTCCATCCCCATTTATCAGTAGCAATAAAATAGATTTTACGCAAGCTGTGAAAATGGATCTGAAATAAGGAGAATAGATTTAATCCCGCCTTGAAAGTTTAGCGGGATGGTCCGCTCACCTCCTTGCTCATCCCTATATTTTATTACAGGATTGATCGTGTCAGCAAATATTTTTCTGATTTCAGTGAGCATAGAAATCTCGGCATTCGACCAATTCTGAGATTCGTAAACAAATCTTTCATAAGATGCATCGTTAAGTCCTCTCCAATCAGGAATAACAAAAGGAGCAAAATTAAGAAAGTCCTGGTCAAAGGATTCCTGCTGTCTCTGTTTTCTATTGATATAGTTCTTAAGCCAGTTAGTAACACCAACAGATGGGAGATGCACATTAAGGGATTTCCCTGTTTTAAATTTAAGAGAAATACACCTTTTTTCTGGATCATAATAGCTCATAAGGCGATCATCAAATGTGATATAATCAACCATATCCTTAGCTACATCAATCTTTTTAGTTTCAGAGATTTTAACCTGAAGAACATTTTCGCCTTTAACAAAGGTTCTTTCCCTAATAGCCAAAAGGATATAAAATCTGTCAACTTCCTTAATATCTTTCCAGGAGGATAGACTATTTCCTGGTAACTTAATAGTGCAGCATCTCTCAACGACATAATTAAGCATATCATCTAGGGCCGAAAGATCATCCTCATTGAGAGTTGACCAGTGACGGATTTCTCCAGTTGTAGCTGATCTAATAGCTATTTCCGTTCCTTCCGGATAGAATAGACCTTGAGTTGGGAGATCCTTTACATTAATCTTATCCCATCCTATTTGATTTCCCAATGATACATGTTCTGGCGATTTTTGCCAGGGAAGTTTGCTTTTATCTGTTTCTGAAAGCGGAGATCCTACTTGATCTTGCATAGGGGGATTAGGCGAATCCTTTCCTTCCTGGCTTTCAACAAATTCTTTAATTTTATCTTCACTCATATTTTAAATATTACACGGTTTATCTATATATCATTATAGTGGGAAAAACCTCCTAGGTTTTAACAAAAAAAAGACCTAAAATAAATTTAGGTCTCTTTTTGGATTTATAGGGGATTGATGTTATACGATTGTTTCGTCCCATGAATCGCAAGCTAGTCCATATCCTTCTATTCTATAGATTTCTTCTGACTGATAATCTAGTTCAGGAGCGGGAAGAGCTGTTATTGGAAATACATTATAAAGCTTCCATTGCCAGTAAGGATTAGCAGCTCTATCATATAGCGTTACCAAAGCCCAAGGAGCAACATAATCTGCTTTCAATCCAGTACGACCAGTTAAGGGGTCATAAACTAAGTCGTTCCATTTTCTTAAGGTTTTCAGTACGTAAGCACTAGGAGTTTTATTTAGGTTTACCTCAAATTTAAGAGTTATATCCATCGTGGTCTTTTCTGGCTTCGGACCAGCAAAACGTCTTTCAGCCCATTTATAGAACTGACCTATTGGAGAAGCTGGGAACGAGTTAGATTCTAGACCAGATATGCTTTGAACATTTTCGAGTAATAGATTTGTATTCTCTTCTGTCGAGCCAACACCCACAGGGAGAGATATCTGAACTGTCCATAAGTTCAAATATAGCGGCTCAAACAATTCTTGTGCTGCTCTTGAGTTCCTGAAATGTGGTAAGCCGAAAGACCCCTGACTTTTAAAATTTTCAGCCATATCGAGTTAATTTATTTTATATATTCGTTTTTTATACTGCTGTAAATCCACCGGAGCTAGCTCCACCAGACTTATTAACAGTGATACGGTTAATAATTTTCTCCATACCTTTAGTAATCCAAACTCCGATATCGACGATTGCAAAGCCCTCGTCAACAATATCTGAAGTATTATTACTTTCATCCATTACAATCTCATAATTGTAAAGTGCTCCTGCATCTTTTATTGATTCAAGAATTGGAGATATAGTATTAACGACATTAAGTCTCATGACTGGATTATTGTATTGGAATACAAAGTTCTGAAGAGCTTCATCCACCTGTAGTTCTATTGTATTAAGAAGTTCTCTTACGTGTAGATAGTTGTAATCACTCTTAACAGCCTGGAATGATGTAACGTTAGCATATATCATTATCTGACCTGCTCCGGTTCTCTCAATAATTGAGTTGTATCCGAATGGCTCTAGATAATCTCTGTCATATCTGTCGATCATGTATTCTACTCCTCCTAAATTAGGATTAGATAGTACTCCATTCTGGTTAGCAACGATTGCATAAGGATCTCCACCTAAGAATTTTCTGATGTATGCGTTAGCAACGTCAGCTGCTGGTGGTACATCGATTGTGGTGTCACCCTCAACATATCTTAGGAATGGTCCAAATACTCCGCAATATCTGCTTCCATTATCCTCATCAGGAATAGTAAATCTGAAGCTTCTAGGCATATCAGGGTTACCTCCTTGAGCTATCCACTCTGTAGAGAAGATAGGCTTAGGATCTACGCCTGGGATAAAAATATCGCAGAAGTAAGGATCCTGGGATGTTGCAAACTGCTTGATTGATGGAGCAGAAATAATAGCTGTAGTTTTTCCTCTTTTCTTTGCAAGTCTGGAAAGATATACTTTACCACCGCAATTAGGTCTTAATCCATAAGCCATGGTATCAACTACATATCTGTAGTTTATCATATCTGGATTCATAAGGCCTCTTAGAATTCCTGGATCTTCAAGCATTGAGTAAATTTTTTCAACGCCTTCTTCGATTGAAGGAGCTCCATTCTCATCAAATCCTGGGAGATGATTAGAAGTAAGTTTTAGTCCATTAAGTTTTTTGAATAGGTAATGGGTAGTTACTGTTGCATCATCAATTGGTTTCTGAGTAACAACTGTCGTAGCAGATAAGTTATCAAATATAGCTTCTGCAGTTTCTAGTACGTATACTCCATTTGGAGAGCCAACTGTTGAAACATCAGTTGTGTATACTTTTGAAGTTACATAGGTAACTCCAGGAATAGTAGTTGTTGAATCCTTTTTAACAAGAGTTCCAACTGTTATTCCGCTAGCATCTGCAACATTATCTAGATAGAATTTCTTACCAGAAGATAGACCTGATCCGTAAAGAGTAATATCAAATTCGCTGTGAATCTGATAGCTCGATACGTCAATATCATAGCTT